AAAGCCTCCAATTACTTGGAGGCCTTCATTTTTGGGCTATTTATTAGCTAGCAACCTTGACGTTCTTTACAACGACCCAGGCATCTGCTTGCTCAATCTGTACGCCGACACGAGTGTACATTGTGTACTCAATCGAGTCCTTGCGTGGCCAGAAGAATCGGTAGACAGTTACATCACGCTTGATACCAATAACAACGTTATTTGGGAACGTGAGGTGGATGTCACCATGCTCTCCTGTTGGTGAGCTGTAGTCACCCTCTTGATCTTCCTTGAGAAGTGGAACTTCAACAACTGGAATACCAAAAGCGAATGGTGCTACGAAGCCAGCTGGACCGCCGAGCTGTGCCGAATCGCCACGGATAATGCTTGAAGCGATATCCTGTGGGTTAGCAAAGTTCGTGGAATTGCTGGTGCTGTATAAGTAATCTTGAATAAGATTCGAACCCGAAAGGAAGCGAAGGTCTGTGCGACGTTGCTTGTACTTACGAGGAAGAGCCTTAAGAGCACTATTGAATACTGCACGGGTAACTGCTGCACCCTCAGCATCAACGACGTGTGCGTGTGACTTAGCAAGCTTCACTGCGCCATTAAATGCCTTATAAAGATTGTCGGAAGACAATGCTGTATCGCCATTGAGAACTACGTCTTCAATGTCATTTCCAGCTTGTGTTGCCATCAATCGTGCAATGTGGTCCTCTAGATCTGGACCTTCAATGTTGTCTTCCAAGGACTCTGTTGAGAGTTCCCAATCAAGACGGAGCTTCTTTGTTGTGAGAGAGATCTTTGAGAATGTTACTGCAGCATTCGAACCTGTGTTGTCTGCTTCAGTAGCAAGCTTCATGAGCTTCTCGCCAACGCCAATGCGATCAATTTCAGTCGTATCTGCCTTCATACGGACAGTACGTGCTAATTTACCGATAACTGTGGCATCAAAAATATAATCCAGGAATCTTGCGGACTGCTCTGGATTAAGCAGACCACCCTTACCCTCGGCCCCGACGTGAATACCAGTCGGTGAAGAGAAGGATCCAGTCATGCTACCGTCTACGGTAGTATCGGATGCCACTGCTTTTTCTAACAATTCATTGCTCATAATTTTTTTTCACCTACCTTGTTTATTTAACTAACTCGTTTACGGAACCGAGGAAAGAACCGTTCCATTTTGACTTCTTAATAGTCACTGCATCTGATCTGCCAAGATCAGAAGATTTTTTAATTGCAGTATCTTTTTCAACTGCGTCTACACGCTTTTCTACTGTATTGATTGTGCTGCGGATATCCTCAACCGCCTTGCTCAATAATGCGTGTTGTTCTGCTAATTCTGAAATTCTGCCGTCAACGCTCTTGCTAAATGTTTCTACAGTTTCCTTAATGGATGAAACTTGTTCAGCGTTAACTACTGATGCCTTTTCTAAAGTCTCAGAAAAGAAACCCTTGAGTTCGCCCAACATTTTTGCAAAATCTGGCTCGTCAACCTCAACCTCTGATACATCGGCTGCTTTTTCCAGGGTATCGGCAGAAGCGTCATCATCCTCGGATTCAGCAACAGCATCTGTTACTGGAACCTCGACAGGAACCTGAACATCAGCAACTTCGACAACTACCATAGTAGCCTCTTCTGTAGCTTCGTCTGTTTTTACATTCAGTTTCTCTACGTTTTCCACTTCATTACCTCCTTCTGCGTTTGCCTGTTTTGCAATTTTTGTATCAGGCAACGTTAATCTTGATTTCTTATATGAATCAAGAATCTTATCAATCTCTTTCGCTTTACTTACATCATTTGTTTCTACCCAACCAATAAGAACTGTATCTTTTCCTGTTGCTGGTGAAACAAATTCTGAATCTGTAGACATAAATACCGAATCAGTATCTTCACAATAAAAAATATTTTCTGTTTGAACATCTGCTGCAATGCCCTTAAGCATTGTCTTGCCATTAACCTTTTGAATAGAAAGAATGTTGCAGAGTTCGTTTGCTGGTGAATCTACGATAGAAAGTTCTACTAAATCATATTCTTTAATAAATCTTACTTTTTGTCCTGTTGATTTGTTCATTTCATTATCTGAATCTATAATCTTACCGCCGATTGAAAATCCTTGTAGCGTTCCATCAAGAACTTTTTCCCATGTATCTTGAGCGCCTTTTGAAATATAAGAATCTACATAAACTCCGTTATAAAATTCTTTTGTTACAGGATCATAATATGTTTCAGGCTTAAATGAAAGAACTTTTCCAACTGCTAGTGGTTGGTGCATCTCTCGCAAGTTACCTCTAAATTTTTCAAAAGCCTTAATGCTAGCTTCTTGCGTAACTACATCTCCGGTTTGGTCTAGGTTGTCCAAAGTGGCAAAACCTGATACGGTTCTCTTTTCACGATTAACCTTCGTAAAAGGAACTGATAGACGGATGTCATTTCCGTCTGATAACCAATGCGATTTTTCAATAGTCATATGCTTAATTATAATTTTTTATATATCAAAAGGCAAATAGTAGTCGAGTGGTTTTACTCGACTTGTCTTCCATCGCCTTTAGGGTTTCTGGCCTCACCAGAAATATCTGGAGAAATGGCATTTCTATTTTGAGACCTTTCTCTGGTATTTCCAGCCTGTGCCCTAATTTCTGCTTGTTGTTGTGGTTTTAAAACAACAACATCATCTCCACTATCAAGGGGAACCATACCTTTTCTAATTCTAACCTCATTTGGGGTAATTACCTGCATTCTAAGGTATCTTTCGTCTATTCTAGACTGAGTATCCTCATCAGTTAGGGTGAGTTCGTTGAATTTAATCTTTAATGCATCTGTTGCTTCTTCTATAAGTTTATTTAGTTTCTTTTCCAGAATATCTTGTGCTGGTTGGCATACCTGTTCTTTAAAGGTTTTATCTGCATCTCTTGCTGCAGCCAAATTAATTCCCTCTGGTGTTCCAATTTTACTAATTGGAGTTCTGTGGGCTAATAATATTTCATCCCTATTCATTTTTCTATATGTATTAAATGATGAATCTTGGCTGTCCGCCTCAACCGGCTCCATTTTAAATTCTACCTTTTGATCTGGAGAATCTGCTGGAAGTGGAACATATAGGGATCGGTGATTTTTACCTTTTAATCCAACCTGGAAGAATTCAAGAAGCTTGCGTTCTGATTCTGGTGAAAGTTTTGCACCCTTTACAGTAATAATATATCTTGGTACTGCTTTATTTTCAAAATAATCTAAGTTATATTTTGCTGCAAATTCATTTCCAGTCATAGCATTTGCTGCTGCTACGATATCTGGAATTCCATAATAATTATTCATAGGGGTATATTTTTTAATATGAATAATTTCATTTGGCCGATCTTCACCACCACTTAATGGGTTAGGGGTTTCTTGGTCGCCGAAGTTTCTAAAGAATACAGCCTTACCATAAAGCAGTTGAATAAAGCCGTCTCTCATTCTGCGAATACGCATTGTTTTAGATGGGATATGACCAATATACCCAATGGTTCCAGAAGATGTTCTACCTATTTCAAGAAATCCATTTCCGGTTGCTTCCACATCTGTATAGAACTTAATTAATGTTTCTTTAAATGTTTCCTCTTCATTACAATCCTCTAGCCATTCATTTAAGTCTTGGCGAAGATTATTGAGCTTTTTTCTAGCTCGTTGAAGCTGCTTTTCATCTGTAATTCCATCTAATGCTTCTACGGTTTTTCTAGTTTCAACAAAATCAAAACCAAGTCCAACAATATTAGCTACCTTGGCATTAATCGCAGCATAGTTATATGGTGAAATTTCGTATACCCGTGCCAAATATTCTAAATTATATGGTGGCTGAACAAGATCGAACATTGCATAGCCGGTTATGGCCTGTGCTAATAGATTTTGTTGTGTCTGTGCTCCGTCTACACCCACAAATCTTTTTTCTAATGTCATAGAAATTTTTCTTTTGAAGGTTGGGCCTATGCCATTTATTTTTTTAAGATCCTCGCCATTAATGTCAAATGGGTCACTAGATGATTCGTCTGTAGGGTTATTAAATTTAATCCAGTCGGCAGTATTAGATATTTCAATTTCTTGATTTGTTGAATCGTCTTCATGTAACATTATTTTAACCGCCTAATAGAATCTTTATATTCACCAATATCTAGTGGATCTGGTGTAAGTCCCCAACGTAATCTTTGCTTTTGTGTTTCAAACTCTTCATCATCAATCTTTCGATTTCCAGAAAGAAATTTTGGTCGGCCCTCATTGATTCCATAGGACCTTACTGCTTGGGCCAGTAATTCTATTCTTTGCCTATTTCCCTTTTTAGAGGATACTGAAAGAAAGTTTCCATCATCATCGCCTATCCAGCGACCATCTGGCATCTCCCAGACATAAACCCCAAGGGTAGTCTCTTCAATGATTTGTTGGTTGACACTTTTTACGTTCATATGTATATTATTTTACCATTTTTTTCAATTAATGTCTAGATTTGTCCTCAAAAATGACAATTATCGGCTTTTAACCAGTACCCAATCATTATTATAGTATTCTGAGGCATATTCTGTCATGTTAATGGCTGGCTCTGTTACGCTATATTTAGCATTTCCTATAAGCAGATTGTAATGTTCTAGCACCTTTCCAGCCGTCAATTCGTTTTCATAAAAGGCAAGCATTTGATACCTATGCCTATTTGATCCGGCATTTAAACCAAACTTGTGTGCAACCCCATAGTTCCATCCAGTATTATTTACAACCAACACTACATGGTGGGGTTCATTTTTAACAAAATAAGTAGCAGTATCGTTTCCAGATCTTTCTACCCCGTTAATATAAACCTTTGATAAATTAGATTTATTTGAAGCGTTTTCATTTCCTATCTGATAATATGTATCTTCTGGTCCTAAATTATCTGCCATGAAAAGGTATAATTTCTGTGTTGTGGGTATTTCCACTGGGGTAAATATCATTTCTATAGTTTTTATATTTGCAGCATAAGTTTGTGAGGCCTGAAAACCTTCTGACCTAATGTTTAAACCGGAATTATCATTTTTAAATATTGGCGAGATATAAAATGAGTTTAAGTCATAATCTGATATTCCAGAACCAGCAAGATAGTTTTGCGGCAAAACTGTGGTTCCAGTTGTTTTTGCATATATCTTTTTATTTGGATACATGTATATGTTGATCCAATATAATCTTGGTACTGATACCGATGCATCATCTGTGTGCAATGTAATTTTTATATATAAAGACTTTTCATCACTAAATGAATTATCATTCATATAGAATTGCGGTAGTGCCTCACCGTTTGTACATTGTTCATAGTTTATTCCGTCAACACTAGTTTCTATCGTTACATTTCCAGCTGATAACCACTCAATCTTTGAGGATACTAGATTATCAGTTTCTGGTAGCGGAAAATAATCTTCTATAACTACCGTCTTTGATTCTGATGTTGTGGATTCATTGAGTGATATATAGCCATATTGTTCATTGTAAAATAAATCAGTATTATAGAAGTTTCTCCACGGATTATCAGCCGGATATTTTCTAATAAGATTTTTTTGCATATTAAAATCTGTAAGTATAATTAAGTCTCCC